CTCTCGCACATGGGGTCGTGGCCGCTCACTCCCGCTCACCGCCTTGGACAGTTTTGATTGCGTCAAAGGCCTTGGTGGCCCTCTCTCGCTCATCAGCACGAACGGCGGCCACCAGACTGTTCAGGGCATTCTGGATTGCGAGCCAGTCGTTGCAGGTCTTGTCGCAGCCAGCGTGATCGGTCCACTCCAATAGGTCTTGCTGGCAGTCGTCGAGGTTGCTCATGCCTGTTCACCGCCCTTGTTCACATAACAGCACCCACAAGCGCTACTGGGTTCTTTGTGGCATGGGCATTTGCAAATGCGAATCACTCCTGCTCACCGTCCCTGACCAACTTTGCACAAGCCTCGAAAGCCCCGAGGTGAACGAAGTGCTGTCCCCAAGTCATCAGGCTCTCCCTTTCCTCTCTATCGGCCAACGCCTCGATCCTTAGTGCGGCCTTCTCTCGCTCGTCGGCACGGGCATCCATCAGCGGCACACACAGGCAGAGGATGAGGATCGCGGACGGCCCGAGGTTCATGTCGATGCTGCGAGCAACTGGGCAGAGTGGGTCGTGAGTCGTTGTCAAAAGTGCAGACATCTCGCCTTCTACTTCCGTTGAACCTCTGTATTTGACAATAGAAAACCCGACAGTGCAGAACTCGTCGTGGCTCATTCCTGCTCACCGCCCTTTTCTGCAGTAGGTACAAACAAGTTTCATAGTTTCCCGCCACGACTCTGCCAGCAGAACGTGTAAAGCGTTCGATGAACCCAAATGTCGAAAGTTTGCGTACTTATAGTTTCAACGCGCCATGTTAGGAAGCCGTAGTGTGGTGGTCGGTCTCGGAACCGACGCACAATGAGGCGAAACCTCCACAAGTAATAGTCCTTGCGGCTTGGTTTTTCTTTGCGCTTCATTCCTGCTCACCGCTGAACTCTTGATCCACTACGGACAAGAAAGCCCTTGACAGTTTGCCCCCCAAGCGATCATGCAACAAAATGCGTTCCTCTTGCCGAGCCTTTTTCAACGCCCCACAAATGCAAACGTCAAACCGATCTGTCATGCCGGGGGATGGACAGAACTTGTCGTGGTAGGTAGGGGTAGGACCAGTTTGGTTGGGGCTAGTTCGATTCTTCACTCCTGCTCACCGTCAAACCACGGACTAAAATACACAGCAACAGCAAAGATGATAGCAATAACCCACCACGGCAAAGATGATCCACAACTCATACTGCCACCCCCTCGTTATGTCTGGCCCACGCCCGACCAATCTCAGTCGTATCCTCAATCTGGCAGCACGCATAATTCGTGAACAAGGTCGTATATAAACCACCATCAGTGTCCCGTTGCCCCGACCGGTTCTTCACCGCAGCAACCTTCAACTCTGAACGTGCCGGGTCATGCGCCAACGTGACGATAACCTCGGGCAACTGGGACACCTTGCCTTGGATGCTTCGCATCGGCGGTGGATACATCGACTTGTATTCTGCTGCTTCACTCACATGATGCAGCACCATCAATGCGGCAGACGACTTGTGTGCCAACCCATGTAGGTCAGCCATGATGCGCCGCAACCCAGCCCACTCGTTATCGGTTTCCGCCGCAACGTTCATCAGGTTGTCGATCACGATCAGGCTTGGCGGCGTGGAATACAATTCGATCCACGCGTCCAATTCATCGGACACGTCATCTAGTGACGGGTTCGATTCGCCCACCCATTTGATGTGGGACAGCCCATGCTGTTCCTCGTCGTTATAGTAATCCTCGTCGAACATAAGGTTCTGTTCCACGACCTTCTGGCTGTGACCCGACAAGTGGGCCAGACACCGCACCCGCATCGTGGACAGGTCCGTATCAGCGGAGAAGAACAGGGTCGGCACCCCGGCCTTCAAGGCGTACACCATTGCGAACATCGACTTACCGGTGTTCGGGGCGGAAGCAACGAGGTGGAGCCAACCCCGACGGAACTGGATACCCAGCCCGTCAAGGTTGGACCACACGGTCGGGAGAGGTTCAGCGTGGACGGTGGCCCGGTCCCACGCTCGTTTGAGATCAAGCACTGATCTCCCACCCCGTTATCCCTCGTTGGCTGCGGATACGGATACGGTCCCGCACCGTCATCCCGCCCCAATACCCATAGTATTCATGTCGTATCGCCCAGTCACCACACTCACGCAGATGAGGGCAACCCCCGCAAATCGTTTTCAACAGGGGTTCATATACACCGGACTGCATTCCCTCCGGGGTTTCCGGATAGAACCATTCCAGCCCTACCTCCGCGCAAGCCGGGGACTCAAATTCCCACGGCCCCCGCACGTTTATCGAATGAAGTCAGCAGGACACTGATCCGGGGTACCCTTGGGTGCCGGACACATCCACGCCTTCCACTCCTTACCAGTCTTCTGACTGATACCGGTGCGGTAGGTCATGGCTCCATGCTTGCAGGTAGGGGCTGACGGGTTGGCCGGTGCGGTGGCGGTGGGTGCGGCTGCTCGCAGTTCCGCAACGCGTTCGTTCACGTTGATGGTCTGCGCCGGAAGAGCAGCCACCCCCGCCAACGCCTGCCCGGTGGTCGCAATCAGGGCAGTCAGGTCCTGCACCACAGTCAGGCTTGCCTCTAGGTCAGCCTGATCGGTGGCATAGACGTTGACCATCGTGCCGTCGTTCAACTTGTAATTGACTTGAATCTTCGTGTTCTCACTGGCAGCCACGTGGCTCTCCTTACATGTAGGCCGGGTGTTCAGTAACCGGTTGGCTACTGCCCGTGACATTGAATTGGCACGCATACGATACACCGCAGGTGCCGCAATGGGAAGTGTTGGGAACGAAAACATCGTTGCTGATGGCGTTCCAGTAGCGTGTCACCATACCTTCAATGAAGGCGTTATTGAATCGTGACAAATCCATCAACTCGGTGAGGGACCCAGTACGGGACATATAGTAGGCACCGTAGTTGATCTCCACTCCGAGGACTTGCTTGATCCCCCACCGGTAGAAGGCGAGTTGCAGTCCCCCGTCCTGTGGCTTCATCTTGCCGGTCTTCAAATCGACAATCACCAGTTCCCCGGTTGGGGTGACCATGATCCGGTCGATGAACATTTTCACCGGTACCTCCCCGGCGAGGGGAGTGAACCCGGCTTCCACGGCTGGCTCACCATTGATGTGCCACAACGACCAACCGTTTCCACCGGTACGCCACCCGATATAGTCTTGGACCATGATCGGGCCGTGGTGATTCCACCACGCATCATCTTCCTTGTTCGGCCAGTCCTTGGTGGCACGACCGCCGATACGCCACGGCAAGCCGGTAGGTGTAGGGGTGTCAGCGATCTTGGTCTGGAATGCTTTCTCCCACTCGGCCTGTACATCGAACGAGGCGGGATCGGGGGACAGGTCGTACGCTTCGGTCGCGGTGTGAAACGCTGACCCGCCTGCCGAATACCATGCGGGTTGCTCTACCGTTTGTTCAATCTTCTGTAGCCGCCATGCTTCCCCGCACCGGGTCCAGCCGGTGATGGAGGAATAGGAGGCGTGGCCGGGTTTCTTTGCCACGGGCCGGTTGACTTCTTCCGTATTCACGGTTTGGAGTCTAACGATTACTGCAAAAGAGTCAATCATCTGAACGGACATGAGCGTACGGATCGGCGTGTCGTGGGTGTAACGCCCCCCGGATTCGAACCGGGACACCTCGCTGTGGTCATTACCCACGGGATACCCCGCCATTGCTGGCAGGCTAGGTGCAAGCCCAGCACCGTAGCGTTACTGCAGTAGCATAACACACAGGTGATAGTTGAAGTTTCAACTACCGCGTGGAGGCTTTGGCTTCGCCCACCGGTTGGGAAAATGGGTCGCGGAGCCTACAGCGGAGCGACACACCCGTTCGGGTGAACTGTCCGTGTCTGACTTGACACTCGTTGTGGGTGTCTGTGTACAATCGCGGAGCGAAGCGGAGCGGAAACGGGTAGTGGTCGGCTTCGCTCTCACGGCTCCGCCGACCCGGAAGGGGAGGGGGATAGGACGAGGCCCCTGAGGGGGCCGAGTCCGTAAGGGGGAGGGGAAACAAAAAGAAGGGGACCCGAAGGTCCCCCACTTTTCGCCAGCAGCACTACTCCACCACAGTAGTACCCTTACCGTACACGCCGTCCTTCGGGTTGAACCACCGCAGCAGCGTCGTCACCACCATCACCAGCAGCACCTGCACTGCCGGGTCCAGATCGAAGCCCGTAATATTGTCGATCACATACGTCAACGCCGAGGCAATACCCACCCGTGCCGCCGTGGACAACGGCGAGGTAGCGAACCAGCCCAGAACCTTATCCATTACTTCAACCCCAACTTCCTGATCAGAGCCTGCGCCTCAGATGGCGTGACCACAATCTCCAAATGCATCCAATCCTTCTTACGGTACGTTCCCCCACTACGCATCCCGTACTTCTTGGCAATCTCCAAGACGATCTTCTGCTGTTCCTTCGACAGGTTCCCATCCGCATCATTCTGCGGATGACGGCTGGGCCACACATCCACCGCCGTACCCGACGCATGATTGGAAAGGGTGCCGGAATCACCCCCACGAATCTCCCGATACGTGTACCCCTGCGCCTCCCCCGGCTCCAACTTCTCCACCCGCTTGTGCCACTCCTTCAACGCGGCAACAAACAGTGGGGCAACGGCGTTCACCACACGCACCCGCACAGGGCGAACACCCGGCACGACAGTACGAATCACGACACCAATCGCCGCTGGGTCCTTGCTCGCCGGCCATCCATTCTCACTTCTCTTACTCGCCATGTTTCTCCAAAAGGAACTGATAAATCGTATCCACCCGGCCACCCAACCGAGCCACTTCCTCACCCTGCTGCTGTTGCGAATGAAACAACTGATCCACCCGATCCCGCAGCGACGACCCCCCATTGTTTTTCAACTCCGACAGGTAATGCTTGATCGTCCATTTGATCCCGACCGCAATCCCCCCAGTCACCGTCGCAACCGCAGCCACAATCGCTGTAATGTCCTGCGTATCCATCACGACACCTTGCGGACCGTGACCAGAATCAAACCCCCGAACCCGGAATACCTTTTATCGGCAGGGGTCTGGTTGATGAAATCAACTTCCTCAATCAACCCAATGAACGACTCGCCCGTACGGAAATCCTGCACCCGCACCGTATCCCCGGAATCCTCCAACGACTCCAACGCAAACAAACGTTCCGCCGCATACCCCTCATAACCAATCTGGTTATTAAGCGAATCGGCTTCCCGATCAAAACAAAACAACGGATACTGAATCATGCGTTGACGAGGAATCGCAGGCAGGCTCTTAGTCTGATACCCAGTGAAGACCGGCGACTTCGTGATATCGTCACCAGCAGTCAACGTGAACTTGAACCCCAAATACTCTTGCGGTCCCGTCGGGAAAGCCACATTCGCTTCCGATACCTGCCCACCCTGCGGGTAGGTCACCAGACTGTAGGCGACGTTACGGGAATCCACTGACTCCACAATCAAGCCACCGTTAGTGGTATCAACACGCGGGAAGATGTATTTGAAAATCTTCCCATCCAACATATTGTATCGAATGTAGCCGGTACGCAGCCACCCATCCGGCACGTAATCCGTATCCGACTCCGCCCACACAGCCGTCGTGGTCGTGAACGCAGCCTTATCGGAAGTCCCATAAAACGCGACCCCATACGCCTTACCGGATTCGCCACTGGCTACCAGATCACAAGCATAAGCAAACACGTATGATGACGTACTCGTCGGCATCGACAAGTCGATCCGCACCAAACCCGGCTCCCCATCCACCGTTGTGGACACGTAAGCAAACCGGTCCCGGAACGCGATCCCCGTACAATCCGCATCCTCAAACAACAGTGGCCCATACGCGAGGTCACCCCCGTCACCAACCACACCAATACGGACACCCTTATTAGTGACGATCACTGCATACGTCCCCAAATACACGTCGAACGCCTTCACGTATTCCCCGGCAGGGAAATCCGCCACCACCGTAGGAACATTCAACTCCGGGAACCCGAGAGCATTCGGAGTCTGCACATCCAACGTGATCTTGAACACCGACGACGACGTGCCAGAATACCCCGCAATATAGATCGCTTGCGGTCCCTCCGCGATAGCCGTCCACTCCCAGTCCGGTTGCGGGGCCGTGAAGAACGCCGTCGGCATAGCCGTCGAAGCCGACGCATTCGGATTCAACTCATAGATGCTTGCATCCACCGCCGCAATCAACCGCTGCTTGACATACCGCAACAGCCCCGAGGTGGAAGAAGAATACGAATAGATCGCCGTCCCCGCAGACGACGACGAGATGTTACCCCGCACCACCCGCGTCCCATTGAGATAAAAGTAGCGGGACCCATCCGTCGTCAACGACAAGATCGTCGTCGGGGACGACACATCCGTATAGTCAATCCCGGTCGAACCATCCGCATAAATCAAATGCAGCGAATCATCATCCGACACCAACAAAGCATCATCCTCAAACACGCACCCCACGATCTGTGGGGTTGTGTAGGACCCCGCCGTGTACGTGTCATGCAACAAAGTCACCTGACCCTGCGTCCACACATCCACGCCACGCGAATCATAAGTACGGAACCGCAGCAACTCGTCCTGCAAAGGTTCAAAGAACTTGATGCCCGACCCCATATGGAACGATGATTGGGACCGCAGCCACCAACCCGTCAACGACTGCTCGCCCGGCTCCCGCGTCGTATCATATTGATCCTTACGATACTTCGCTGTCACCCGACGATACGGGGTATCATCACGTACACCGAGGAAAAACGGTTGCCCATTGATTGCCACATCAAACAACTCAGACGAGTTAGTGAACGTGGCTGCCACCGGATTTGATAACGTCAGCGGCAAACCTTCGGTAATGTTATCCCCGTAGGGCATGGTGTTCCTTTCCGGGCAAAGAGAAACCCCGCCACCACTGTGACGGGGTTGAAGGAGTCAGCCGATTAGGCGAGGACAGCCTTCACTTCCTCAACATCCAAACCAGCAGCAGTAGCAAGAGCCGCAAGGACAGCCGCCTTCTGCTCCGCCTTCGCCGCCTCTGCTGCTTCACGCTCAGCCTGCTCCGCTGCAAAAGCAGCGGCCTGTGCTTCGCGTTCTGCGATTTCCTCGGGCGTAAGGTCCCGGACGGTCTGCTGCCCGGTGGAACAATCGACAATGATTTCCTGCATGGGTGGTGCCTTTCTTGTTAGGAGATACCGTAAAGATAGAATGAAGAACCGGAAAGGAAATTGCCGCCCTGCGTGATCGATAAAGTGACCCCGGT